GACCAGATGTTTCTAATTGAACACGTCCAGCCATTACTAGTATAACTGACTAAAATTTTAAACCCCCGAGTCCGCTGCTTATACGTAAAACGTTATAGTTTACAGCGTATACGTAAACTTTGTGTCCGAAACTCGCGTCTGGTGTATCGAGTTCAATATCTATCAAATTATGTGCTATTCTACTCATGTTAACTTGACCGGTAGGGTAATACGTTTCTGGTTTCAACGAGAAACTATATACACCAAAGTTATTACCCGTTACCCCTGTATAATACTTTAATGGTTGTTCGTAACTGAGCATTAAATTATCAGCGTCTATGATTATGTTATTGTTAAATTTCATAGTAACTTGTTTTATTGGTTCGTATTTGTATACATCATCACTTACAGCCAAAAAGAACATTTCCTTAACAGGATTTTTAAAGTTAAGCATACCAGATTTTTTAGATTCACCCGGTTTAAATTTGAATTGAGACATTTGGAGTTGGGTTATAACGTATTCTATCGGACGCGTAAGTAGGAAATTCTTTTCATCTTCTGTAATGAAAAAGAAATCTGTCACGAGAGAAACATTTTTAATAAAGGACGAAACACTTGAAGGTGGTTCAGATACATCACCACCTGTTCTCGTGTATGATATAGTGACGTTTTCAATTTTTTTAAATTTTATACGTACTTCTACGAGTTGTTTTGTTAAGGCGCATACAGGTATAGCTAAACTTGGGTTTCTAAAGAAATAAAATGGTAATAATACACTATAATCCCAATCGTACGCTACGTCTATATAATTACCATGTCCCGTTAAGAAGTAGAGTGTTTGATCGATATCATCTTTATTACTGTGTATTTGATCATACATGTAAATATAATCACCCGTTATTCTCTCTATGGTTTGCCCACCAATAACGAGATCGGCATGGTCTATTATATGCGCACCTATAGATTCACGGTACCGAAGCGTTTTCACATTTATCTGACCACCCATATCAGGGTGATTGTGACAGTAATAGTATAAAGTTGATGGTGCATCCACCGGTACGACGAATGTAACAGTGCCATTGTCTGTTCCATCACCAGTCACACCAGTATCATACACAGAACCACCATTACGGGTTCCATTAATCGTTTCAGATAGGTAGAAAGGGTGACTAGATGCGGTAACATTAAAAGTATACGTCGCGCCTTCATACAGTGTAAGTGTTGCCTGTTGAACACCGTCTATAAAGTATTTATTCCTACCACTTACAGATTGAAATGTTACATTAAATGATTTATCAGGTGTCGTTGGTTTAGGTAAAGTAAATTTAAGCATTGTACTTCGAATAAGATCCCCTTTATTTTTGGGTATACGACATTCTACCGATGCATCATAATCAACATCACCATCAAAAGGTGTTTCGATAGATTCAATTGAAAATTTAGTATGTCTTCTAAAATTCATCAGGAAATATGAAAACTCGGGTTCCCCGGTAAGCCATTGGTCCTGGATACCCGTGATAGCAAGGTTTAATCGACCAGCCATTCTTACTTTACGTGAGTAAAATTTTATGAAATAAAACGACACGATATTGTAGATGAATCTTCAGTTGAGAAAATTCAAACCCGAAAAAATGGCGGACGATAAAGTATGTGTTTTTATAGGTAAACGTAATACGGGTAAATCAACCTTGGTTACTGATATTCTGTATCATAAAAAACATTTACCAGCGGGTATTGTTTTATCAGCAACAGAAGAAGGTAATCATTATTATCAACAGTATATACCAGATTTATTCATATACGGTGATTATGACAGAGAAGCTATTGAACGTGTACTTGAAAGACAAAGAAAGTTAGTGGGTGGTGGTAAAACAAATTGTGGGGCGTTTCTTCTTTTAGATGATTGTATGTATGATTCAAAGTTCATGAAAGACAAATGTATTAGACAGGTTTTTATGAATGGACGTCATTGGAAGATATTTTTCATGTTAACCATGCAATATTGTATGGATCTACCACCCGCACTCAGGGCAAATATCGATTACGTATTTATTTTACGTGAAAATATTATTCAAAATCGAGAAAAACTGTTTAAAAACTTTTTTGGTATTTTTCCATCCTTTGAGATGTTTAATAAAGTTATGGATTCATGCACAGAAAATTACGAATGTTTGGTATTGGATAATACTTCTAAAAGTAATAAAATAGAAGATTGCGTCTTTTGGTATAAAGCATCACTTCGTAAAAATTTTAGAGTTGGTGCACCAGAGTACTGGCAAACACATAAAAAGATGTTTAACCCGAAACATGGGAACATGAAAGTCGGCGATCCTAAATTGGTTAAAAGGAATACACCATTTAAAGTTACGAAAAGAAAATGATAAGATCAATTGCTAAACGAATGTACACACAAGTTTGTACAAAAAATATTGAAATGGTATATCCAGCTTATAACGAACTTAATATGGATATACATCGTTCTATAGGCGAACCACAGGGTAATAGTGATGATGGATATCGTATATTAGTAGATGTATGCCATTATACAAAAACTATTTTTATAGATAATGATATGTGTGATTATGACAAATTAAATGATTTACCCAGGATTATAAAAACATTTGGATGTTTATACCCAAACTACACTCTTCAGGACAATGATGCGTAATCATTTAAAATCAAAAAAATAAGTACATATAAATGGCGACAGACGTTAGAACGATGAATCTTTCAGATAATGGCGACGGTATGGTATCCTTAAATAATAATCAAGGGACATCTTTTGTGCCGAATATCAGCCCTGAAAAAAATGTGAGTGAAAATAAACAGACAATGGACTCTACTTCAATTTCAGATATTATGGGTCAAGCCGAGGAACCACTCGAACCACCAATGATGGGTGCCGATCCAAGAATGACGCAAATGCATATGCAAGCTCCAATGATGATGGCACAACAACAACCAGTAGCACAACAAACGACCGAAAAAAAATCGGAATCTAAAAATCCATTCAACCTTACTGATGACCAATTCCAAGCACTTATTGTAGCTGCGTGTGCTGCGGTGGCAATTAGTAAGCCAGTTCAAGAAAAACTTGCGAACTTTGTCCCATCGTTTTTGAACGACCAGGGAAATAGAAGTGCAATCGGCTTAGCGTCGACCGGTATGGTCGCGGCGGTCGCCTTTTACCTTGCTAAAAAGTATGCTTAAATAGCATTATAATGTTTATACATTCTCTTTCCTAAAACAAAATAGGAAATGAGAAATCCGAACAGTAAACCAACTGCGCGAAGTCCTAGAACAGTACCAGTACTCTTCGTAGTTTTACCATAATCTCTGAAATCTTTTTCAAATCTTTTGTTTATTTGGGATACACCCGCAACCATACCCATACCTAATAAGGTTGACAATATTAAAAATGGTGCATCTATAGCTAAACGCCCAATTAAATTACCACCACGTGGTAATATAGTGATGACTAACGGTGTAATGACCATGATTATAAACATGTTTAACCATTTATCGTTTAAAAGTAGTGGGGCACTCGAAGACGCGAGTAAAGTGTTTAGTAACAAATACGCTTTCATTAAATCACCAAACGATTGCATTTTATTAATACCAAACATTATTTATCCTGGATGTGTTTACCACAAAATTCAGTTCTTTGTGGTATTTCCCGGTATATCCCTAAAGAAACGCACATCGTTCTAAGTTCATCAAAATTTTTCCAGAAGTCTTTACTATGCGAATACTCGTCAACGGTACAGTGCGCGAGTTCGTGTATTAAAACATGGAATATTTCATTGGGTTCGCCATCGATACATAAACCTATATCACTACCTTTACTCACATTGTATCCGATAGACCCAGACATACGCCTGTGTGCTGTAACTGGAATTTCCTTGTATAACATCTTGAATTCCTGATTATTTGTTTCCTTAAGATGTTCCCTGAGTGTCCTATATTTTTCACGAACATCTGTTAATTCCTGTGGTTCCCTCGTGTTAATGTATAATAACACGTTTATGATAAGTAGAAGTATGGCGAGTATCATCTTATCATAAACATACATAAAAAATGAACGTGAAAAAATAGTAGAAATGATACGTAAATTTATCGATTTTTTAACGAAACCTGAACCACGACCCATTCTGGGACGGTGGGCGGTAAAATCGTGTAGTGAACTACTCACGTCCATAAACTCTGTTTATCAGAACCGCGACCACTGTGGTGACGTAATATGCCACCAACCTAAAAAAGCGGAAGAATATATTAAAACTGATAAAAGGTAATCATTTCTTATATACAAATTTGAAAGTTTTTCACTTAGTAACACCGTCAACCTTACTATTAGCCTGATATCATAACATCTTTTTATTAAACTTTGAAACGTTCACCGTCCGCACCATATTCATATTCAATCAAGTTACATACCCCAAAATCATGTTTACCGCCGGGCGGGCTCCGCCTTTCATACATTTTCTCTCCAAAAAATCTACTATATTCTGTATGTGGATTCATATAATTTGTATTTTTCAGTGTAAGACAGTCGTCCACAGATTTTTGTGAACATGCGTTTTCAATCCATTGAATCTCGTGGCTCATTACTTCCCCCATTTTCTCACCGAATTTAGTTGAATTGTATGGAACGCCTCGATTCATATAATCTTGATAGTACCTTGATTTTTCTTTTAAAACTTTTTCGAATTCTCCTCGTCCTTTTGATTCACAAACTGTTTCTTTCGTACCCGCCTTTGTTAGATCTCGATGTTTCTCGCGAAAAGCTGCCGCTGCTTCTGCCGCTGCTTCTGCCGCTGCTTTCTGTTCTTCTTCTAATTTTTTCTTAGCTTCTTCTTCCAAATCCGCAAAGTATTGAGCTCTTCGCGCAGCCGATCGTTCCGCGCGTTCCAACTCCTTAGCTTCTGCCTCTGCCACTTCTTCAGCTGAAGGTGGAGCTGGAGGTGGAGGTGGAGCTGGAGGTGGAGGTGGAGGTGGAGGTGGAGGTGGAGGTGGAGGTGGAGGTGGAGGTGGAGCTGGAGAACTAAATTTCATATCGTCATTTTCTAATTTAGATGGATCAAAAGACGATTCATCCTCCTTAGAGTATGGAAGTATAGCACGTGTAATATGAAACAAATCACTTTGATTTTTACTATTTCTATAAAATTTTATAACTACCTTTTTACCTAAATAATCTTTAAAATCATCCGAATAATCGACTGGTAATATATATTCATTTTTTGCCATATTACTAATATAAAGTTCCGGAGACTTGTATTCTATTTCGTGTATTAAACCCTTTTCATAATCCGATATTTCTACATATATAGTATTATATTCAT